CCTCGAGCTGTTCGCTAACCAGTTGAAAAACTTTCAGAAGCTTTGCGATAAACAAAACGTGCAAGCCGTGCATAGGCCTAACACAATATCGGATATTGATTGGGAGAAACACGGGATCCCTCAATTATTCCCGCGTATGTTCTTCTATGACTATACGAAACGCCCGTTTAGATTAACTCGAGTACCAAAAAATTATCGATTGATGTTTTCGTTTAGTGGCGTACCTGGCTATCAGAATCAAGTAAAGGCAGCGCTCAAAACCGACGCGCCGATCAGCGCTGTATTTAACGGACCATTTCCGAAAGAGTTCTTAGGTAGGAAAGTAATTGATGGCGATCGATCGGACCTGATCAACCTGTACAAGGGAAAGAAAAAGATTATCGGATTGAAGGCGAAGGGCGACGCGAAGAAAGACAAAACCGGATTCGTAATTCACACCAATAAAATAATGATGAAGGAGGTGGCATAAGAGGGAGGGCGCGAGCCCTCTTTTTTTTTCGGGCCCCAAAATGAGTAGTCATATAATCCAAACAGGCCGCAAGCAGTCGGGCCGCAAGGCCCGCCCTATAATCCACGCAGGCCGCAAGTTCGCAAAACCGCAAGCACCCCATATAATCCCGTCGGGCCGCAAGCTCCTGGGCGGGGCGCACCCACCTGGGCGGAGCAGCTCGCAAATAAAAAAAAATAATACTAATAAGCCGCAAGCCCGCAAGCCGCGTATAAGGCGTGTGGCGGGCCGCAAGCCCGACCCCCTACCCTTGTACCCCCTGACCCCCAAATCCCCCTGTAAGGAGAGAGGGGGAGGGGGTGGGCGCGATTAATCAGTACACCCTCAATCAGATAGGCGGGGTCTGGTTTAAATGCTTATCAAGCTGGCTTGATGATACGTCAATGTTGACATATAATCGGGGTTCTCTTTCAGGGCACAGGCACTGAAGGAGAGACAACTTAACTAATCGGAGAAACGAAAATGGAAAACGAAGTAAAGATGAACAAAGAGTGCAGCAACATTTCGCTAGGCGAATTGGCTAACTGCTACGAAGGAGTCTCAAAGTATTTGTACGAAACAATTTTCAGAATTGTGGGAGAGGTTGAGCATGAGCAAAAGCAACTGGGAAATTATGTTTCCTCAATGTCAGAACGAGCTGCTGATTTTGCAGGGAGCCACGAGCTTAACGAGCACAACCAAATGATGATCTCTCAAAACTGGAATCGATTCACTCCCGGTGAGCAGATGGATATCAACGCAGCCATCGAAAAGGAAGAAGAGTTGTATGCGTAAGGAAGTTCGACATCAAACTGACTCACTCTCTCGGGGGTGGGTCAAAAAAGAAAAGAAGATTCGCGAAACAAAACAGCGAAGACTAAACAAAAACCTAACCAAGGAATACAAATGAAACTACAAGTCCAATTAGTAAAAACAATACTGGTCTACAAGACCTTCGAGATCGATACGACCAAGAGCGATATAAGATTTCAATGCAACCTAGACCATGATGATGACATTGAAGATTCTTTAATCGATTACGTTGAGGATCATCGGATGATCGAGCTTTGCGATGAAGCTGACAGTGACTGGGAATCCTACTTCCCAGACAATGGATCCGCTGGAGGATTTACCCTTGAACATGATGAAGTCAACTGCTCCGCAACCTATTGGGATGTGGAAAAAGTTTCGGAGGTGAAATAATGACTAAGCCAAAAATAAAACCTGAAACTTGGGTAGAGCTTAACTCCGAATTGGCTGGAATGTTCTTGGAGTACAAAGCCATTGACCCGATCTGGGTTGAGGATGAGAACGGTGACGAGCGATACACTGAAGATGCTCAAGACGAGTTCAACCACATAAGCGACATGGTCGAAGAGATCATGTGCCAGTTCTTTGAGAGAGGAATAACTAATGACTAAATTAAAAAAATGGGAAATCGAATACGATCCAAACTTGGTTTGTTCGGAGTGCAACAAAAATGAATTCATTCATTACAACTACACTTGCTTTCACGGGGGAGAAGCTACGAGAGATGATGAATTTGAAAGCGTTGATCAACCCGGAGTCTGGTGTAGCTCTTGTACCATGGAGGTCGAGATGGTCGAACCAAAAAAATACACCCACATTTTTGATACCAATTTTTTCATTCACACACACGTTAAGGACGATGAAAAAATATCGCTCGAGGATTGGGCTGAATCAATTAGAACTCGGCTCGATGAACTAGCTGGTATGACCGATGAAAAATTACGGTTTGAGTTAAATCATGTTGGATCAGAAGAGATATAACCATGCATGCCTTCAACCAACAAGAAAAGGTTCAGGCAATCGAGTTGGCTGAAGCGATCTTCTTCTCCATCGACAAAGTGTCGGAGGAGGCGAGGGTCGCTCGCTTCTACGAGTTCATCGACACCAGACTCGATGACATCAGCCGACAGGTATACCAGAACTTCAGATCAAGCAGGCAAGACCAGACAGAATGTATTCTCGAAGGTCTTCGCTACGTTCTATCAACCTACAGATGGGGGTGGTGTAGCCAATGAAAGCTGAACACAAGATGACATTGGCCAACCTAAATGGTGGACCCAAACATTCGACCAAGACTCACAACTTCATTGCCACTGTGATGTGGGATGGCGAACGAGTATTCAAGGCAAGCAATCGAGGTGAGGGTGAACCCAATGAGTACTTCCCTTACCGAGGTCAATCGCAAATTTCCTTTGAAGAGATCTTCAAGCAAGTCGCAGATGAGTGCATCACCTACGTTAAGCTTTACGATCCAGACTTCTATGCAGCAGCCAGCAAGCAGGCAGGCTATGGAAATCTGTGTGTTGAATACACCATCAACCAATTAATGAATGACCATTTCATCAAGGAGTACATGAAGCAGAAGATGAACAACAACATCATTTTGCTTGATGAACACCATCGGATCTTTGAGATCAAGCTCAGGAACATTGATCAGAATAAGGACTTCATCAAGCGCAAGATCTTGAGAGGTGACTACCCTGACTTTCAGATCCTCAATGACCTGGATGAAGAGGTGCAACTAAAAATCTGGAGATCAGCTAGTGACTGATCTACCAAAAATCATAAGGAACATAATGGAAGAAACCGCAAAAGAATTCACCAGCAAGAGATACAACTCAGTCATGAGTATTGGATTTACTGTTCACCATTCTTCAAAGAGCAGAGCCAGCAAGTCTGAGCAGATCTATGGATTACTAAAACGAGTAGTCGATATTCTGCTTAACGATGCTATCAAAGAAGCCACTGGCGATCTTCTCGAGGACACCTATGACAGCAAGGAGCAAGCTAGTGGCAAGTGAAATAGAACATACAGGGGCGGGAGGTTTACGAGAGAACTCCGCCAACCTGCACACATTCAAACGAGTACGCACCTTCACTTGTGACTGGTGTGGATCCGAGTTTGAAAGCATGCAGAAGAATGCAAGATTTTGTTCTGTTCAGCATCGAGTTCGAGGGAATCGAATTGATAATCGAGTTCGCAAGCGCCGAAGGCTGATGGACAAAGACCGATCGGGCCCGTGGGTTAGACCCATGAGTCAGATCAAAATCAACCAACCAGAAGAGGAATGAAAATGAAAACTAAATCATGGCCTAAGACAAAAGAATCTTTGTTTCTTCTATGCAAGGAGTTCTCTGAGACATACCAGATCGATGCGCTGGGTATGGGAATTGAAAGCATGAAGAAACGAATCAGTGCTGAAGATTGTATACGCCTGGAGAATGCAACGAATCAATCGTTACCCAGGCAATACAGGATCACGCTCTGCACAGAGATTGTTGCCAAGGATGATGCTGAAGCAGAAGACAAGACTGAAAAGATGGCCAAAAGTATTGTGGCTTTCTTTACTAACAACGATGACATCTTGCTCGATGTTGAATTCAAAGACATAACAGGAGGGGAATAACTATGGACTCAGAGAAAATAGAAGCTATTTTAAAAATTGGTAACTCATTATCAAACGAAGAGCTTGCGGAGTTAATCACACAGCAAAGCCATAGGTTATGGGTTCATATAGCAGAAGAGGGTGGTGATCGTGTTCAGAATGCTGGTATGAATGGTGCGTGTATACAAATCAATGTAGTCAATTATTAATAAGGAATAACTATGGATTGGTACAAGAAAACTGACGAGCAGTATGACAGCTACATAACTTTAATGATGGGTGGAGACAACGAAAACGAAATCCAATTAACTGAAGACAATTGGGCTGTTGTGATGTGCGCTTTATCAGATCTAATTGATTTGTTTACGGGCGATTTGCGTTTAAAAGAACTCAAAGAGAATTGGGAATATCAAGATGCGATTTCTGAGCTTTATAAAATTAAATCCAAAATAATAGGGATAGAAAAGTTTGATAACTCCCCAATCTATATTTCTGAGCTAGATCACCGCAGGTTACTGGCTGGAAAGGAATCTGTGATTGACTTTATTGAACGTCAAAGGGCATCAAAAGATTTAGAGAAACTAACAAAAGAAAAGCACAACGCTCAGACAAAAGAACCAGGCAGCTAGTCCTCGATCTCTTCCTCAACTTCTTCAATCTCATCAACCAACTCTTCATCTGACTCAACATCAGGTGAAGAGTTCTCGATCCTTGCCTCGAGAACAGGTGCAAGCTGATTCGATTCAATCAACTGCCTAAGCCTGGACTCGACCTCTGCCCGATCCATCTGATCGATACTGCCATGCTTGATCTCTTTCCTCTCGACCATAAGGCCTGCAAGCTTTGCTCTACCGAGTTCTGCACTGACTGCTGCGCCATAGGATCCATCCTCGAGAGCAGCATCCCTGATCACCTTCAGATCTCTAGCCACCTTGTCAAAAGTAATCTCATACTTCTTCTGCTCACCCTCCTGAAGCTCTTGGATCTTGTCCTGGACATGCCTAAAGTCTGGATGGTGTAGCAGTTGACTCGCAACAACCTTTGGATGTTTATACCCTGCTCGAAATGCACACTCTGAATTAGTCAGATCCTGATACACAAACAACTGAACAAACTTCTGCTGCTTACTAGTGAGTGGTTGAACCTTCTGCTTGACCACATACTTATCAACATCAGCAATGATATCGTCCTCTCGATCGATATCGACTCGAGCTTGTGCGACTGGCTGACTATGAGTATTCATGCTCACGATTCTAATCGAAATCTTTTTCTTTCATCAACAATATTTTTTCTCGATGAAACCCAGGCCTACTCTGTGAATGAGTAAACGAACCAAAGTTTTCTGACTTACCCGAGCTGACAACCAACCCATGAAACTTTGCATGATGAGCGCCAACTCCAATCGGCACTTGTGTGATCTCACCACCACCCGCAACAAACTCATCCACCATCTCACTCAACTGCTGACTCAACTCTGCTTTTGTTTTACTCATATAATTCTCCTTTTAAATTTTTAGTTTTGTTAAAATTTTTTTTTCATTTTCCCCCTACCCAAATCCTCTAACTCAAAGAGGTAAAAGTAGAGGGTATATTTATATATCTATATACCTCTCTTTAGAGAGTGACCCTACTGACCCTATGACCCACCCTTATAAATCAATAACTTAGCATACCGTAGGGTCAAGGGTCACGGTGGGTCAGTCTGACCCTACCCGACCCTACACTAAACCGCGCCAGAGTAGGGCTTTCAGCTAGGTAGGGTCAATCGACTCCGTTTTTTTGACCCTACCCTTTGACCCTACCCGAGTCAGTCTATACCGACCTAGAATTTACTTTAACTTTCCCTCCTAAGTGTTCTTAACACCCATGTCATATTGCCTGTGTAATATGTGGTGATTGAGGGGATTGGCAGCATGAAAAAGCCCTATCAGCAAAGGCTATGCGGAACTGCGCTTCATCCCCCCTTTCTCTTTACCCCCAATGCAATAGGGAAGGAATCGTGCGAGGTCACCACCCCCCACACGTTTGGTCCGCAATACCTTTCTACCACATCCATCAAAGATCTATCCTGTTAATGTTAATGTACTGCCGCTTAGGAGTTCTCCATCCCTTGTCCTTAGCCAGCTTATGTATCTGCGCCTCTGTTGCGCTCATCCCTCCAGGCATATGAAACTTATTCCTCTCCTTACTGTCCTGAAGAAAAACAAACCCACCCGTTGCCAGGTTGTACCGTTTAGTCCCGGACACACCATGCTTTATGCTCTTGTTAGACCGAGGAGTTAAATGCCTCGGCTCTCTTTTCTCTCTTGGATAACTATCCATGTTCATCTCTGTACCTCTTGTGCTGTCCCGCCCCCAATGCTCGAGCCCTAGTATTTTTTAAAATTATCATTATAATCCGCCTTGTTCGGATACTCCGATTTCTGGACACCCAAAAAAATTCCTTTTGCTTTGGGATTTCTCGGGCCAGTCAATTTAGACTCCTGGCTGGCCTGAGATTTTTAACCCTCACACCTCAAGCATCTCCTCAATCTTAGCTTTAAGGTCTTGCAACAAATCTATCCGAAGCACTCTGTCTTCATCATAGAAGTTTTCCTCCCATGCGATAAACCCCTCCTCTGCCATCCAATAAATCGTACCCATCTTCACCAAGTCTGGACTGCTCATCGTTAAACCTCCCACGGTTTCTGATTCGGATTGTTCTCTAGGTAATGCCAGACCGCCTTGCCCGGATCCGCATATGTCTTGACCACATCACCCATGTACTTCTGCACAAAGCTCACCGCCCTCTGAGAAGCTTTGTTCCCATTAGGCATACGAGCCTTCTTCAGTGTCTCTCGAGCTAACATCTCCAGCTCGTTGCGCTTGTAGAATGTAGTCAGGTTCATAGCACCCGCCACAATCTGCGCGATCTTCACCTCATCCTCCTCAGTCTGCTTCGCCTGCTTAGGAATATTGTGCGAGGTAAACTCATTCATCTTCCACATGCCCTCATTGAAATCAAAGCGAGCTGTGTGCTCATCGGGCTCTTTCGCGTTACGCGCCTCGTAGAAGAACGATACATCGGGCCGCTCTCCCCCTAGCTTGATTCCGCTATCGAACCACCCTGCGAAAGCTGAACCCCCTCTCGCAGACATGAAGGTTTTATCATCTGCCCTTTCCTTGCCTGTATGATGCGCGATCATGACGCTGACGTTGTTCAGTTCGATGAGAAGGTCCACACGATCGAGCAGCTTATGGATCTCAGAGTTGTTGTTCTCCTCACCATCGAAGAAGTTAATCACGGGATCGATCATGACAATGTCAGGCTGATGAAATGCGATCTCATCCGAGATAGCCTGGATGTCTCCATCCCTCATGAGGTTCTTTCTCAATCGCCCAGTGATGATCAGATTGTTGTAACCCATGGGTATCAAGTCCTCACTGGCTGCAAATCGTCTGTAGTACAGCTCAATCCTCTGTTTGAGAAACTCTGCGATGATCTCTGCTTGCAGCCACATCACCTTGAGCGGCCTGCTAAACGGCACATCCATAAAGTCAGTGCCTGTAGTTGCACCCGCTGCAAACCCACCAAGCCAGTTCGACTTACCGATCTTTGGCTTTCCAAGTAGTAATATCCTACTGTTCTCGAAGATAAACTTATCTCCCCAGAACAACTCAATCTCACTGTCATCGAGGTCCACCCATTCAGCAGCGGAGAAAGGTTTGAGCCCTAACGGTCCTTCAGTCTTCTCCTCCTCGACTATATCGATAGGATCCTCTTGAGACTGTATGTCCTTGAGATCCTGAGTGAGTCCAGCCTCCCACGTTGAGGTCTCCCACTTCATGATCCCTGAGTCCACGTCTTCAGGATGCCTCTTGATGTGACCCGATGTAATCGACACAACAGTTCGAGTGACCTCCATGAGGTCCATTGGAGGGAAGCATGTCTGGTTCCAGTCCTGAGCCTTGATGAGCACTTCTCTCATGCCCCACCCTTCTTTCACCCACTTACCCACTAGCCTCGCCAGTGTGTCATTACGAGTACCAGGTTCGACAGGATCCTCTGTCAGTTTCTCTCTGACCAGGTTCTCTACTGTCGCGCCTGTATTGAATTCATGTATTGCTTTTAGATCGTTCTCTCCCAGAACAGGGAGATCCTCCATGCCATCCATGTGGTACGCAGTATCCATGTCCCATCGATAGCCTTCGCTAGGCACGATCATGACATAACCACCATCGCCTCTGACATCCAACTTGTTCTTACCTGCGCTATTCCTGACCAGAGAATTACCCACCGCATACAGATAGTGAGATCCTCCTCGAGGCGTTGTCTGCTTGAGCGGAGTCCGACTGATAGCCCCACCATTCACCCACTCGACACTCTCATCACTGTCTGCATCGACCACCACAAAGTTAATACCAGTGATCGCTGCCCAGTTAGCCTGCGGATACTGTTTGTGCCAATGCTCAATCTCGTCATGAGAAGGCTGTATCTTTTGGTAGTGCTGCCACTTCACCCGAGGAGTCTTGGCCCATCGAGCTTGTATTTCTTGCTCAGAATCGAAGGGATGGCGCGATCGAAAGTATTTCGGCGCAACCTCTGAAGGGGATCCGCATGGGATCAAATGGAAGCCATGCTCCCATAAATAAAATAGTAACTCTTCCTTAGCTTCAGGCGATACTTCACTCTGATTATCAATCGGCAGATTAAACGACATAACTTGTTATCCTTTTGCTGGTACGCCTTTCCTTTTTTCTAATGGCCGACTCTTTGTCTTCGACCTGTCTTCTGGTATTGCAATGGTGCTATGGATCTCGCTGGCTGGCCCATAAATAGACTCCCAGTCCAACCGTCCATCAGACATATGCATAAACAGCTTCGCTAACTTTACAGATGGAGACCTGTTGAGTAAACGATACTGACTAATAGATCCTCGAGGCTTGCCAGTTCTCCTGGCTACCTCCTCATCACCTAGCTCCCATATCCATTCTGCTAACGTCATCTTATTCATCCTTATACCGCCTCACGATAATCATCAATCGAGGTGACTTTGTTTTCATTGTGCGTCTTGTTGAGCTTTGGAGAGTACTTCTTAATGAGTTTCTTCTCCCAGTAACTCATCCTGTGTTTGAGGCAAGGCAACAGCCTTACCGCATTGAAATGCTTATCCCGCTGGTGTGAGCTTAATCTCGAGTAAGGGCTCTTTGACTGACCGACATAGACGATCTCATCACCATCAAAGAGAATGTAGATACATGGTCTAAAGATCTTGCCTGTAGCCCACTTCTTTCTGTGTGGAGTTTGGTCTGGCTTAGGGTCGTAGGGTATAGCCTTGTTGACCTCGACCTCTACAATCTTTTCCTTGTAGATGGTGTATTGCTCTTCTTGAAGCTCCTTGATGCGAAAAACCGCTTCCTCAATGCTTTGAAGCTTTTCTAAACAAGCATCATCTCTTGCCTTCTTCGCGTCCTCAAAAAACTTATCGAGATCTGTGTCCATAGAGTTACCATAAGGACCATAAGTATGAGAAGGGCCAACCCGAACTGAACTGTTACCTGTCGTTGTAGTTATAGCCGAGCTGAAGTTAAGGCTAGTACCCATAGCAGCGCCCGAACTACTAACCCACAAGCCGCCGGTATTATCTCCAAAAAACCTCGTTCCTATTATCTTTAACTCACTAGACATCAGCATTCCTTTTGCTTAACACTAAGAAGCCTATCATACACATTTTGTAACTTACAATTTTTTTTCGTAAGGGGTTGCTAATTTATTTTTTATCTCTAGAATGCGTTATGTGGTTGGTTAGTAGATAGATGGATAGTAAAAGGAGTCTAATATGAGCGAAATAAATTCGTTAGCAAAGCAGTTAGTTGCAGCGCAACGCAAAAAGAAAGAGATAGAAGAATGTATTAAAGATCTAAAGAAAAAGATTTTAGATACAGAAGAAGCTTCTCTTGCCTTAACCCCCTTGTCCAATGAGGGCGGTAGCGATACTCAAAACGGAATAACCTTTTCAATACCCAGAACTCACATATGGGATCAGGAAACTTTGGATGAAATTCTAGAGTTGATTCCTCGAGAGGAATGGCCTCCATTTGTAAAACAAATAACCGAGTATAAAGTTGATAACACCGTATGGAATAAGTGGGCCTTATCCAACCCAGGCATGGCATCGCAATTCCATAGGGCTCATTCGATCATGCTTGGTGATAAATCAATTACAAAAATTAAGCTAAACGAGGAGGACTAAATGTCCCTATTGAATCAGGTTGAAAATCGGAATCAGAATTCTGTGCCTGTAGTAAGGATGAATATTCAAGGAACTGATGGTGTGGGTAAGAGCACTTTCGGAGCCGGTGCTGAGTCACCAATATTCATCCAGGCTGAGGACGGGTTGTCATACATTGATGTCCCAAGATTCCCGCTATGCAACACATGGAATGAAATCCTAGATTGCGTAGAATCTGTGGCGAACGAACAGCACAGCTACAAGACGGTTGTTCTCGACACTACAGATAGAGCTTCCTCTCTCTGTCAGCAACACGCTTGCGAGCAGAACGGGTGGAAGAGCATTGAAACACCAGGGTTCGGCAAAGGTTTTACTGCTGAAAAAGAGTACTGGCAAAAGCTATTAGATGGATTTGATTTTTGTATACGCAAAGGGATTAACGTAATTCTTTTGTCTCATGTACAGGAGAAAACATTTAATGATCCCGAGAGGGAGCCATACGACAGGTGGACGATGCGATGTCCTAAAGGTGTCAATGCCTTGATCAAAGATTGGGTTGATTTCAACTTCTTTGCATCCTACGAAACCAACACGGTTAAGGAAGGATCGAACAAGGCGAGAGCAGTCTCATTCGGCAATCGAGCGTTGTTCACCAAGTTTGCTGCCGCATACGATGCTAAATCTCGTATCGAGCTACCAGATAAAATTGATTTTAACTGGCAGTCTTTTTATACGCATTACACCCAGGCTCTCTCAGCCAAGGGTGCAACTCAAACGCAACAGGTTAAGGAGGCCACAGTATGAGTTTTTTTGATCAACAAGTAAATCTCTCGCAGGTAGAGGAAACAAGCGGTGATTTTTCACCAATCCCACCGGGGGAATACACCTTAGAAGCTACCGGATATAAAGAGAAGCTTTCTTCTAATAACAATCAAATGCTGGAATTAGAGTTCACGATTGTTGGACCTAGCTTCGGTGGTCGTAAGATATGGGACAACTTTGTTAAAGGTCAGCCTGTTGCTTACGGAAGACTCAAGTCTTGGATTGTTGCAACTGGATTATCTGGTGACCAGGATCTTAACCAGCCTCTAATTAACAGCGCCATGAATCGTAGATTTCAGGGTAATGTTTATATGCAAGCAGGGACCAATGGGTATGCGGATAAGCCTCAGATTAAGTCTTTTCTGAAGCCACAAGCAGCGCCGGCTCAACAGCCAGTGCAGCAAGAACAACCGCAGTTCCAACAGCCTCCTGTTCAACAAGCACCTGTGCAGCAGCAGCAACCTGTACAGCAACAGCCTGTTCAACAGCCAGAGCAACAACCTGCTGGAGCGGCGCAATTCAACGCGCAGTGGTCGAAGTAGTAGTTGTTTTCAGGATTGGCTCGAAGGAATTTCGGCAGAGTTTTTTCGATGCCAACCAGGATGTGGTCGATGATTTTATCGATCGCATCCAGCCTGAGAACATAGTAAAGATAATCGAGAAGAAACATGAATTATGAAAGGAAGATGCAGGCCGTCCTGAAAGTTTTGGAAAGGCCCAGGCTAAGTATGTGGGCTCTAGATTACTGGCACGATGTTTACTTGCAGCTTGCTAAGGCACAGATAAATGAAACTGAGACAATACCAAGAACAATCCATTGAGGGTATAAAGAATTGGTTTGGCACACAAACCACACCCCCTTTGCTTGTTCTTCCTACTGGATCTGGAAAGACTGTAGTTTTTGCTACTCTCATACGGAACCTCTATCGGATTAATCCGAATAAAAGATTTTTAATTATCGCGCACAGACAAGAGTTGATTAGCCAAGCGCGAGATAAATTACTTAGCGTGTGGCCATGCGCTCCTTACAGCATTATGGCTGCGGGATTAAAAGAATTCGATGCAACCGCGCCTATTGTTATTGCTAGTAGGGACACATTGGCTTCAAAGAAACGACTACATGCATGCGAACCATTTGATTTGATTGTGGTTGATGAGGCCCACCATGTAGGCCCAGATAAAAACAGCCGGTATAGAAAGATACTTAGCCACCTCGAGGAGATCGGGGATCCGTATGTAATGGGAGTGACAGCCACCCCATATCGAATGGGCCAGGGCATGATCTATGGAATGGAAGATGATCATTACTTTGGTGGTGTGGCTCATCAGGTGACAATACCAGAACTCATAGAACAAGATTACTTATGCAGGCTTTCTGCTTTTGCAGTAGCGGATAGCGCAATCATCGATGCCTCCACTGCCAGGTTGAAGTTTAAAGGTGGTGACTATCGAGAGTCTGACCTCGAGGTGATCGCTATGGAGGATCACACCATTGTGCAGATCATCGATGACTGGATAGACAAGGCCTTTAGTAAAGGTAGGACCAGCACCGTTTTCTTCTGCGTCACTGTCGCTCATGCATACAAGATGTGTATATATTTAAAGAAGAGTGGCATTAAGGCCGCTGCCATTACAGCAGAGACTCCAGCCAAAGAAAGAGTGCAGATACTCGAGGATTTTGAGTCAGGAGAGATCAATGCTTTGTGTAATGTAGCCGTACTTACTGAAGGATGGGACGCTCCGCGCACAGATTGTATTGCCATATTGCGACCCACTAAGTCTTTAGGTCTTTATGTGCAGATCTGCGGTCGGGGCATGAGAACCTGGGGAGACAAGCAAGACTGTCTACTTCTGGATTACGGCGAGAACATGAAGCGCCATGGCTGTATCGATCGAGCCAAGCCAAAGAATAATAGAGATGAAACTGATGACAAGGTTTGGATCTGTGACTCTTGCCTGGGTGTTAACGACTGGGATGAGCAGTTTTGTTTTGAGTGCGGAGAGCCCAAGCCTAAGCCTGAGATTAAGATTGAAGAAGAGCCTGTACAGGGAGAGGGTATTGGTCCCGATCGAGATGTGGCGGCAGCTAACGAAGCGGCTGAGGGGTATGTTCTTTCAGATGAGATGCAAGAAGTTGGTGTTAAAGAAGAAACTAGGAAGGTAAGCAATGTTATAGCTGAAGCTACTGTATCGGCTAACGGTAACCTTTACTGCAAAGTTAAGTTCATGACTTATGACAGTTATTATCCTTACAGTTTGCCATTGATGATTGGCATGCCTGGTAAAGCTGGGCTTGCTGCTCACAGAAAGTGGAGCACACTAACTAGAGAAAAAGGTTATGAGCCCGATACAGTTGATGAAGCTGTCATGCTAATTAATAGTGGGGTATTTGATAGTATCCGTGAAATAGTAGTCAGAAAAGAGGGGAAGTACTGGAATGTTGTCAACGCAAATTTTTGAACAGATCGATGAAAAGATTGTTGAGCTCGAGACTCGATATCGCAATCACCTGGGCATGAGCGGCATAGGCGATGACGATGAGAGAAAGCTTTGGCTAGGGTTCAGACACTGCCTTAATTCTAGTTTTGAGGGGCGCATGCTTAGATTATTTAATCTAGGAAACCGCATCGAGGACCAGGTTGTAGATGACATCAGAAGAACTGGGATCATTGCGGTCGCTAGTGAAGACGAGAATGGTAAACAATTTAGCGCGTCACTTCTTGGTGGACACTTTGCTGGATCATGCGATGGAATACTTAAAGGTGTATTACCAGAGCCCGATGAAGAGACTATTGTTCTGTTAGAAGTAAAAAGTGCCAACGATAAGCGTTTTAGAGAACTCCAAAAAGAGAGAGATTACGGAAGTTGGAGTGAAACTTATCGTTGGCAAATCCATTGCTACATGGGTGCGATGAGTTTAACACATGCTTTAGTCGTTGTGGTAAATAAAAACAACAGTGAGATCTACTCTGAGATCATCGAGTTTGATCCGAGCATTTGGGAGAAGGCCCAAGAAAAAGCCAGGAAGATAATATGCAGCGACTCCCCTCCTCCGCCCTCGAGGTCTGAAAGTGACTGGCGTATTAAGAACGAAAGCACTGTGTATCAGGACGTTTATTTCAAAAGACGCCTACCACAATCGGTTAACTGTCGCAATTGTAGAAATTCAAAGCCTGTTGTAGAAAGTAATGGAGCCACTTGGTTCTGCTCCAGAAGAAACAAGGCACTAACTTTTGAAGAGCAGAGAAGTGCATGCGATGACCATTTGTGGATACCTGCATTGGTTAATGCTGATTACTTACCCGATGAAAGCACTGAGGATGAAGTTGCTTATCGAGTTGGTATCATGAAGATCTTTAATGTGATCTCGAGCAAGCGAGGAGAACATCGTTACACCAGTTGTGAAATGCGTGAACTATCCAAGACTGGTTTTGATTTAGAGATGATAGAGAGTATGGAGCCTATTAGAAATGAATTTGATGGAACTTATGTTGAGGTGAAAGATGAGGGAACCGTTCCGTTTTAAGCTGTCTTCTCTTGGACTACGTCTGCTCTTGGGTTTTTTACTATTACTATTACCGTTCCAGGGTACAGGGCTTCAACTAGTTTTTTCTTTAACTTAAACACTTGAGTGAGCACACCCTTGGTATCCTCTACCACTGTCTCGCCATTTACTTTATATCTAAAGTCAGCAATGTATTTACATATGTGTTTGCCTTCAACTTCACACTTGTAAGGGATCTGTACTTCTAGATCAGTAATGTGGCCACTGTTCTCTAATGCTTTGAGAATCTTGTATCGAGCGCCTTCTAGTTTGGAATCAAATACAATGCCATCGTACTCAACCTTGATCGCTTTGTATTTTGACTTTCTTCGGAGGGTCACCGCACACCCATCAGTTTATCTATCTCAACTTGTCTTAATACATCATCGGACTGTCGATTAAATAAAGATGATCGAGTCGGAAGTTTGATTGGTTCTGGCGGCTCAAACAAACTGGTGTCTGGTTGTGCTGAAATTGCTGGTAATCTATTCGGCGTAATGTCTGGCAAAGGCCTTCCAAAAACTTTAGTCGCTTCTGTCTGTATCATTGACATGTCAATCGGGTTTGCAGCTTTAGTTGCAGTCTCTTGCTGTGCCTGGACAATCGTTTCTTTTGATGGGAAGAAAGGCACAAACTGACCCCTCATAACCTTTTCATACTTGGGCGTCTTAGCTCGCTTCAATGGTTTTGCTATCTCTGAATCGGTCATACCAAGTGCTCTTGCATCTTCAATTGCTATTGATAAATCTCTCAACGCTTTGAATCGCTGCTCATTGCTCAAGACGTAGGCTTTGGTTATATCCTCTGCACTTTTGGGGCTACGACTTCGAGCAACTGAATTAAATATTCTAGCTGCTTGCCTAACATTATCTGATGCTTCAACGCCTCGATAATACAATGTGTTTTCTAACTGAGGTTTTAATATCTTTACACCACTCAAGGACTCAGCAAACGTACCTGCTGTGTTTAACCTTTCTCCTTTTCGATTCCTCATGGTGGCTGGATCCATTCCAAACGCCAGTCCAACTGATTTAGGGAAGTCTTTAAAGTTGAAGTCAATGTATTCAACTAAAGGAATACCAGTACCAGACAAAACTGTATCAGTACTAGCAGCGAACTCTCCAGGAGATATTCCGGGTGTTAAGGCCTCAGCAATGTGAGCAAATCTCTTGGCAAACTTTAGATTGAATGGATCTGCTTCGTTAACAATGGGACGATCGAACTGAGTTCTGTTCCTGACAATATCTAAAGTCTTTTCAGCAACCATGGCCTCGCCAAAGAACGGAGTGAAGAACTCTCCAGTAGATTCGGTGAGTGCGTTAAGAGTTATTTCTCCGAGCTCTTGCTCAGAAGTTATACCATTATTGACCGCATTCCAAAGACCACTGATTGGTCTCTTCAAATAGTCGTATGGGTTTGTGTATGAGAAGTTATAAAGCTCAGTTATGTTTCCGTCTTTATCTGATCCAACAGGGATCAATACACTATTCCTATCCCAAGGTGCAGCGAATGATCTCTTGTAGGCATTAACTTGTTCATTGTCTACACCAGTCAATGCGAGCCCCGCAGCATAAAGTCCTGTATTAAGACCGCCAGTAACAGCACTAAGACCAACAAGTCTTCTCATCCCAACCGATCGAACCGCTGCTGACTCACTAGCAAGCTCTTTAACTGATCGACCCAAGATATTAGATCCAGTACGCAAGATTTCAGCAGGGAACGCGATAAAGTTTCCGACTACAGGAATGCGCCTGATGTTTTGAATAAGTAATGGTACTCGAGAATAGTTGGGGACCGTGTCCTTGACAATTGCTACAGCTTCTCGCTTGAGAAAAAGATCTCTAGCCTCATCACTAAGTTGTCGCACATCTACATCCAGACCAAACTCAGTGATGTTTCTTACATCAGTGGCTGGAATCTTTGCGTTAGGATCTGCTTTTAATATTCCTTCTAACCTACCCTTTTCCATTTTGTAGCTATAGATCTTCCAGATATCATCAGATCCTTGGTAAAGCTTGTTGGCGAATGTGCTTTTTCTACTCGATGCAACGTCAATTATTTTACGGTTAAATATTTTTGCATCGCCAAGGTAAGAGCTGCCGGCATCCTTAATAAGATCTTCCCACTCTCCTTTCCTAGCGCCGCTGTCTACTAGTCCTAACTCTATGTATTCATCAAACTCTTTATCTAAACCAGCCTTGTTTAAGCCACTGCTGGGACCAGTTAGGTTTGCTTTTTCAGCTAATCGATATTTATCAAAGGTGTTGTTAAACACCAGTCGGGCAGAGTCCACAAGGTCTTGGCCTCTTCCAAAATTACCATTGGCTAATGCAAAGAAAGAAGCTGTTGTTGCGTTTCTTATTTGAGTAATCGGGCTATAAACTGTCTTAGCCATCTGAGATATACCCTTCACACCTAATAGAGTAGCGTAGAATTTATTTTGCGATAGGCTATCAAAGATTCCGGGTATGTCTTGAAAAGCTCTTACATGCTCTTCTCTTGCCCACTTGCCGTTTAATTCTCCAAACTTTAATCGATCGCCTTTTGAGTCACTTCCTATCTGAGCCCAGTTAGCCAGGTCATCACCAATCTCATCTGCTTCTTTTAGGAACTTGGCATTAGCTGGGAGTGCATTATTAAAATCATTGATGCGTTGAAAGTACCTGCCCTTGGTGATGATTTTTGACTGACCTTCTATGGTCTCTTGAACTTTAGTAAGCAGTCCTTCTTTTCTTTCTTGGAGTGGCCGATTGGTTGTGTAATAAGTTCCATCAGCTTTTTTGGCTCTTACTACTGCATCACCTGTATATTCACCAAGAAACTCTCGAATAGCGGGAAGGTTATCTAGCTTTCTTCCTTTGAGCGGTCCTTGAGCAGCAGCATAGAGAACGTCCTCATCAAACTGCATTCGAGTTTCCATCTTGCTTGCCCCGAAGTTTTTACGAGAAAGCATGTTTCTGAGAATGGTGTTTATCTCTGCATTTAACTCTGCTCCAGGAGTCCTCCCCTCATTGAGCAGCAATGTTTTTAATTCATCTTTAGCTGCCTGAGTTTTTTCTGCGCTTGGAACATAGTCAGGATCTCTTAACGATCGATAAGCTCGAGTGCCGTAATACTCCATCTGAGCATTAATGGTCTCTCTTAAATTTTGATAGAACTCATCATCACCTAATAGTTTTAATTTTGTTTGGTCTGTCAGCATGAGCGATTGTTCTTTGATCTGCTTTTTAATATCGGTTGCAGCCTCGAACAAACTAACACGCTTGGTGTCTGTTCCTTTATATAAAGAACCAATCTTTTCATCTAGCTCTTTGAGAGCATTCAATCCGTTCTCTCTAACAGCATCAGACTTACTAAAAAGACTATTGTTTAATGCCGTAATAGCTTCTTCTTCTAATGTATTATTTGTTGCTCCTGACCTAGCTAGAATTTTAAAACCTCGATCCACTTGATCAAAACTTTTAGCCAGTCGATTGTCTACTAAATTAGCCTCGTAAAGTTGAGAGGCTTTAGCTTCTGCTACCGCCCTAGAAGGAAGCTCGCCCTGAAAAGTCATGTATTTGTTCCATAACTTTCTTATCTTTCCGGGCTCAACTAAGTCATCTGCTGTCTTTACTCCACCCAATGGCGAGTTCATCTCTCTCAATCCTTTAAGCACATTAGATTGAGCAATGTTTTTAGCTAAATCAGTTCTGGCTAAAGCAGTCATTCCAGCTCCACCTGCTGCTCCAGCCGCTCTTAACATAGGAGGCAGGCCCAATATTAAAGCAGCGCCTTCCCCAGCCACCTTTAATCGATTGCCTAGTTCAGCAGATACTCTTTCCATACCTTCTAAATCTTCAGTGTCGGTTGGTTTTAAAGGGGATATATCAAAGAAAGTGCTCGCCATCGATTCAATGTCATGAGTAGCTACAGCGAAGTCAGCGGCTGTTACCGCTGCTGCTTGACCTGCAAAACCAAGACCTCGAGCTTTAGCCATTTTTGCAGCAACGCTACCTGGAAGAGCAAACTGAGCAAGCATCTCTGAAAACTTACCCATGCCAGTATTAATTTCTGGTGTTATTTTATCGTAGAATTTTCTAGTTCTATCGACTATTCCTGGATCACCAAGCATTGCCTCAAGAGGAGTGGCGGCTAAAGTAGCGAGTCCTTCTGTGGTTTTTACTAAACCAGCGGCTGGTCCTTTAAACAAAAACTCACCAAGAGAATCTAACCCAGTGGTTTCTGCTCCTTTTTTACCCCCACTTAAAGCTCTTTTATTAAGGCTATTAAGAAATTCTTCAGGATCTTGATCGCCAATATCAACAACACGACCTGAAGCTAAGGTAACCTGCATTGGTTAGATTAATCCTTTTTTCTCAAGCTGACTTGCGCTTTGTACTATTAAATCATATTGACTTATTTTTTCAGAGTCATCGTCTTCTGGATCAATAGCTATTGTCTCTTCAAAAGGATTAATTCCAGGATTGTTTTCATAAAATAAAGACAACTGGTTTTTAACAAAGTCAGACTTACTTCTTCCCAAAGCCATCTTAATTAATTCTTGTTCTGACATTTCAGGATACGCTTCAGCAAGAGTTTCTTTGGTAAGATCGAATTCGCTCTTACGAGCCTCAATGGCATCCATCTCTCCATAGTAAGCATTAACCGCTTCATTTAAACTATTGAATGGAACATAACCTGCTCGAGGGGTAGTCATTGCTCTAAAAGCTGCGAGCATTGCTCTTCGATAGGTAGGATCCTCCTTGATCCTTTCCATCGAGTTAACGATCGTGTCACGGAACTCTCCTGGCAATTCGCCAAGATTGCTAAAGATTTCTCTCCACTGTCTAGGCTCATCAACCTGTTCAGTAACAGTCATCTTTTCTTCTACAACTTCTTCTGCTGGCGCTTCTTCATCATCACCGGAAATAGCATCATAAAGGCTATAAGCTCCAAGTCCTAACATGCCGGCACCAAGAGCTCCCCCAGCGGTCCTCAATTTATTTCTTCCCATTGCTGCTAGCATTCCTGGCTTTACTTCTGGCTCTACAGGAGGAAGAGGCTCTTCTTGTTTTGCTTTCTTAGCCTCTGCTTTCTTTGCTTTAGCCTCTGCCTTATCTTTTTCTTTCTTTAGTTTGGCTGCTGCTTCTCTTTGTTTCTTGGTCGCCTTGCTTGATATGCCTAGTGTTTCAGCAGTTAGCTTAGGCATAGTTTTGGTTTGAGCATCACCAGTTAAGCCTTTAAGAACAGCCTTGAATCGATCAGAGTTTTCTCCAAACTGGTCAGCAACTTTCTTTAACATAGCGCCAATCTCAGGGCCATACTTGGAGGTAAGTCGAGCAATACCACCCGCAGCAAAGTTTTGTGGAGTAGCTAGTCCACCATCAGCAGCAAGCCAGCGCTCATCGTCACCAAGCTCCCTTATGCTTCTTAATATTCTTTTGCCGGGGAACCATCCTGTTTTTCTGGATAGCCTGTCTTCATCTTCATCATCTTCATCATCAACTATTAAAGCTTGAATGCCTTCAGGTGATGGACGAGGAAGCATTTCTATAATGCCTTCAGTCTCCTCATCGTCATATCTCATGAATGGTTGTGTTAGCTCTGGTACATCTCCTCCGGGAGTAAAAGTTATATTCCCTTCTTCATCGATATCAATACCAAAATCACCATCTTCTGGTTTGTATGGGAGAGTTTGAATAATACCTTCTGGCAAATCTTTAATCTCTGGCAGACTAGAAATGCCGCCCTCATCTTCAGCAACAGCTTCAGGAATAATGGCATCGATTGCACTTTCACCAAGATCGCCAACAACTCTGCCGGTTTGGGATTGTACATAGCCAGCGCCTTTTCCAGTTCCTTTGCCTAATAATGTAGGAACTTTCTTTTGAACATCAGCTACTTTTTCTAAGGCTTTAGTAACTTTAGCGCCTTTGTACCCCATACGAGCAAGCCTTGCGGCTATAGCAGCGGGAGGAAATAACCACAAAGGAGCCATTGCAGCAGCAATTGCTACATCAGTCGGATCGTCAGGATCAGCAATTAAAAAATCAAACATATCTCTAGCTGTTATGCCTGATCCCTCTTCAGTTTTTTCTGTTGTAAAAAAATTGCTAGAAAACGGATTATATTCTTCAACCATATCAGAAAGAGAATCAAGAAAGCCGCCTTCATCCATGTTGATTGGAGCAACTCCAGCCATTATTCCACTACCCTCTCTCATTTGAGGGGTCTGAAACATAGGTCTATTCATATATTCATTCATATTTAATCTTTAAACATCGCCATAAGTTGACCAAGAGTTCCAAGAAATTTAGAGGCACTTGATGGATCTTGATAAAAGTCTGCGGTTCCTTGCTGTGTTCCATATCCCTGTCTTATGCTTGCGCCATATGGGGCTATACCACCAAGCAACTGCATGCCTCTTTGCATTCTCATCCATGGCTCATCAGCCATTTGAGTAGCAGCTCTGTATTGAGATTCAAATCCTCTATCTTGGATTCCTCTTCCTACCTGACCAAGACCTCCCATAGTTCCTATCTGAGAAGTTAGCATGTCAAATCCTTGTTGACCCAAGCCGGCAATGCCAGTAGCCCCAGCACGTTGTGCACCAGTTCCCATTTGATAAGCGTTTAATGCTTGACCAAATGCATCTGAAGAGAGTCCTCCCATTCCAGATGCCGCTTGTTGCCTTCTTCTCATTGCGTCTTCAAAAGCAGACTGTCTTAGTTGTTGGCCTTGGCGACCATAAGAACCTATTCCTTGAGCAGCTCTAGCCATGGCATCGCGCTGTCTTCCAAACTCTCCCATAGCAGCCTGTTGAGCTTGCTGGTATCCCCTAGATCTAATACCTCCTACAGCCTCCATTAAACCTCTGTTAAGAGCTGTATCCGCTTCACTTTGTTGTAACCTGCCGCGAGAACCACCAAAAGCACCTTGGGCAACTTCAGAAGCTCTTCGGCCAATATCTGATCTAGCGCCACTTTCCCTAATGTCTTTCATAGTTTGCTGAACTACAGCATCTTCATATGGGTCCATGTACTTTTTAGTAGATCTTGGATCAAATCCAGCAGCACTTTTTTGATACATTCTTCTTATAGAAGGATCATCAAAACCACCACCAAATTTTCTATAACTTGTCTGGAAAAGATTTCGAGCTCCTTGATCCATGTATGGACGCGCTTCATTAGGATTAAATTGTCTTGATCCTTGACGATACATTCGTTGCGCTTCATTAAGCTGGCCACTAAATCCGCCTAATCCACCCGCTAAATTACGAGCTTGTATCTCCATGGGAGAAAGACCAGCAATTTGCTGCATGGGTATTGGTATTGGTCTAGACATCATGCCAGCTTGAGTAGGCGTTCCAAAATAAGCACTACCCAAATTACGAGCCATGGCTTCTATCCATGGGGCTCGTGTTGCCATGTCATAAGAAGGCAATGGTACAGAAGCACCCGTTGTGTCTACTTTAACTGTATCACTTTCAAAAACTGTCATTACACAACTCCTGCGGCTTTCATGCCTTTTCTTTGAAGTTTGTACATTTCTCTTGCACCCAATCTGCGTTGCTCTGCTCTGTCATTTGCTGATGCGCCAGCCATACGACCAATACCTCTTAAAGCCGCAGCATTTGTTACAAATTCACCATCACTTAACATTGCAGGTATATCATCTGATTTTTCAGTACCTGGCCCAGAAATTTGTCCGTTCTTTCTAGGGAAGTTTTCAACTAAATCACCCTTAGCAAATGCAGCCAATCCACCCTCAGCCATTGATCCTATTCTGGGGATTGAGCTAACTGAATTGTCTCCAGTTGGGAATGGGCCAAGTATTACTGCTTGAGTTTTTTTATCAATTAAATATGAATTGCCTTGACCGTCATCCATCTGAACAAATGGAACATCTCTTGCTACAGCTTGTTCTATTTCTCTTTGAAATTTCTTTGGATCAAAACCCATAGAATCAATTAAATATTCTGCATAATCAGGAGATCCTGGAAGCGGTGCTTCTCCAGCAAATGGATTGCGCCCTCCAAATCCTTTGCCAGCTCTTGGTAGCATTCGACCTCTTATTCCACTTGTTCCACGCCTACCCCATTCAGCAGCAGAAGCTCCTCCAAACTTTCTATCTAGATGAGGAGTAGAAACTTTCCAAGCAGAATCAGGAGCTCCTCTTGAGCCATATCTATAGCCACCAATACCTAGACCTTCAGCTTTTTGATTATATTCAATTGCACGATCCATCTGTTCAGCTCTGTCAGCTAGCATATCTCGGTATTGAGCATCTCTTATTCGTTTAGGAACGACATCTATATCAATGTTTTCAAGTAATTCATCAGCATCTACAGATGACTGATCAGTTGTTTTTTGGTTTTTATCTTTTTGCCTATTTATTGCTTGTTCTAAAAAAAGAGCTCTTTTTAAAATACCAGAAGGATCACTAAGATCTGATAGTTCAGGGTCAACCCCAGTAAAAAACGGGTCATTCATAATGTCAGGCGGCTGTTGATAACCGCCAGCATATCCACCCATATCTGTTTTAGTGTCGCTCATTTCAGGATAAATAGGAGAATAGTCGTCAGGCGCAGAAGTTTTTTGTTTTTTAACTAAATTACGAAGAGCAGAAATACCCCTTTCTCCTAAACGAACTAATCCGCTAATTATGGGTAAATCTGAAATATCGCTAGGGTCAACTTTTGTTAATGCTTTAATGCCAGCATCAGTACTTCCATACTTTTTTCTAAGCTTGGCAAGTTCTTCTCTAGCCTTATTTCCTATATTACCCCAATCAATAGGTTCTCCTTCTTTAAAGTCATAATCTAAAGCGCCTTCTCCATAAAGAACGTAGGGAGAATAAAAATCTGCTGGATCTGATCCTCCTTGGGTTGGAGAAATACGAGTATCTACAGTAGTTTCTGGTAGGTTGATTACATCCAACTCAAAGTCTTCAGCATCAGGAGTGGAAGGATATCTATATACAGGAAGCGTGGAAATGCCACCATCTCCAGTACCACCACCTGTACCTCCACCTGTACCTCCAATAGGCGCACCAGTAGTCGTTAAATAGTTGGCATAGGGTTGACCAGCTAGGAGCTGGTAATCTAAATTGTAATCAACATCAGGCCCATAAATAGGATCAATTCCTGATGCCATATATATTCTTTCGAGGTCACTAACCCCCGGCTGAAACTTGCCTAAAGCCTCTAAAACCTTGGCTTCCGTGACTCTTCTTACTGGATCATCTTCTACTGCATCTGTCATTACAGTCCCAGCCCAACAAAAATAAAATCATCTAATAGCATATCATTATTTCTCCTCTGTAGTCTCATTGGATTTCTTGTAATAATCCACTATTGACAAGACTTGTCGCAGGTATCTTTTGATGTCTGCCATGTTATTACTAAGGTTCTCATACCCCTTTGTGGTAAGGCTGTAGTACACATTCATAGGCGCATTACCCTCACCCAAATCATTTAAATACTCTTCCATAGTGGCTGGCGTTAACACCTTCCACTCTACTGGTAATGCATTGATAGCAGCAGGCAAAGGAGGGTGATACATGGGTGCTTCTTTAACTACAGTCACCACCTCCACAGGCTTTACTTCGGGGATGTCTCGTTTACCACCCCCAAGCATTGAACATCCACTAAATAGAACTAACAGTCCTATTAGGATTAGTGATTTGTTCAAGTTCTTCTCCTACTTTTGCAGTACCTTTATTAATGATTTTCTCTATTAACCCAGGCTTTTTCATAGATATTACATTTAAGTTGTGTTTCGACCACTTTTTTCTAATATCAATGACCTCTTCTTGAGCCTCTTGGCTTTCTTTAGTTAATCGCTCAACCTGAGCAACCATAAGTTTTTGATTCTCGATGGTTTCTTTTAGGTTGTCATTTTGCTTTTGAATGGTGCTTTCAAGAGTCTTTTGATTCTGAATGGATTGTTCTAACCTTATTTGAAACGACTCCAGTTCAGCTTGTGACTTATCGTAATACAGCTTAAATGCTCCTGATAAAGCAACCAAAGCGATCCCTAATCCTATGCTTAGTTTAAATCCCATGTCGTTAAGCAACCGTCCCTTTCTTCCATTTCTTCGAGGGTGACTTGGTTTTGCTTGGACTCCATTTAACTTTATCTGCCCAGTATGCTGCTGACAGTTTACCTTTGGCTATGTTTTTAGCATGGCGAGATTTAAATGCTTTTCGCTGGCCAACTGTTTGATTTGTCTTTACACCTTGCTCTCCAAACCGAATGGTCTTTATTTTATCGCCTTGTTTAGCTACAACAATATGAGATTTGGTAGGGTGCTTTGGAGTTCGTCTGGGCTGATTAAATCCACTAACGCCAGCTCTAGCTAGTCTTGGATCTTTTTTTGAATCTGGATCTGAGGCTGTTCTTCTTCTCATTATGCGGTCCTAGTTCTATGAGATCTGGTTTTTCTTGCAATTTTTCTAGGCTGAGAACTGTGCTGCTTTCCTTTCTTGGTATCTTCTTTTTTCTTTTTGCTGGTTGCCGCATACTCTTGAGGGGACAAAGATTTTATTGCGCTTTCTGGTAAGTATCTTTCTCCAGATGCATTCGGACCTTGGGTTGAAGGTCTTCCTGATTTGGTTTTCCAGTTTTGTTTTCCCCAATTCTTCAAAGACATTTGGGTTTTTTTAAACATTTCTATAGCCTCCGCCTTTTGCTTTGTATTGTTTAGCTAACATCTGAGCTTTGCGAGCAGACCATTGGCCTGATGCGCCTCCCTTGTTTGATGCTTTTATCTGTTCAAATAGTTTTTCACGCATAGCTGGTTTAGTGTAGTTACCCGCTTCGTTAACTCTAGATTTGGTTTTTTTCTTTTTAGTTTGAGACTGAGTTTTTTTGTACATTCTTACACCAAAAAATTAATGTTATTAGGCGCTTTGTTACGTTGCATTTCTATTTTACCATTTTTAGCAATATACAATGTAGTGTTTAACTGTTCTACTCTTTGTCTGCGCTCTTCACGCTGCGTAGATTCCATTAGTTTTTGGTAACGAAGCTCTGCTGCTTGTCGCCAAGAGATGTCATTTACTGGACTTGTTGCTCCTATATCCATCACTTGAAAATCAGTATGATCCCTCCGATTAGTATAAACGCACAAAGTAACCCTATGGCGGTCACTCCCATTATAATCCAAATCTGCCGAATCATTTTTTTTCTAGCTGCTGCTCTAGCTTTAATGGCTTCCATTTGCCTTTTATGATTGGCTTTCTGCCTCGCTTTAGCGTCTTCCCATCGTTGCAACAAAGCTGGGTCATGGATAACCAACATATCGTGGAGAGACTTTTCCCATTGATCCCTTCTATGCTTGATTGATTCCAACTTTAAAAGCTCCTGTGAGCTGAGATTATTGATAACCGAGTCTTTCTTTTCACGCTCAAAAGAATCTAACGCATCAGAAAACCCTTGCATCAACTCAACTGCTTTCGCAGCCCCATCACCAACCTCATTCAATTTGTTTATGGCGGTGCTGATGGTGCTGAGGATCGCCCCTGCGGCTGCTACACTTTCAATTATCACGTTAAACCCCTATGGTTTACGCGACATATAGGCCGTAGCGCCGAAATAAAGACCTATAATAGAAGCCTGACTAAGGAACAACATGTCGCTCAGAGAGGCTAAGGTTGATAAACGAGCTTCTGGAACGAAAGGCAAAAGGGGTAATAAGGAATAAAGAACCATAGAAGACATAGCAACCCAGGCTATTCTGCGCTGTGAATCTTGCTTTTCTTCGCGCAGATCCAGTTCAATCATCTGAGTTGCGCGAGAGAGTTCCTCGTCGTCCACAACTCCATCCGAATCTAGATCATATTTCGCCCAAATCGAATTTTCTTGTAACTTTTTAACCATAACTAATCCCAAAACTTTTGGTTAGATGCCGCCATTACTGGCTTACAATAAGCCGTTATGTTGTGTTGTTTGATGCCCCCTCTACAACGGACATCTCTGCAATTATGTTCAATCCAATACGCAAACTGTTGACATCGATGGATGTCTCGAAACAACATTTGATCCGAACCTTGCGCCACATTGCCTTCTATGACTGTAACTAACATAAAGGCTAGTATTGTGCCTTTCATTCAAATGGCGTGTATTGCTTGCCATGATAAACTAGAGCTTGGTTTCTATTTTCTCCCGCTGACACATAAGAAACATGAATCCAGCCACTGTTAGGATCTACTCCATCATAAAACTCAAGAATTAACTGATCATAGTCTAGGTTGTCTATAACCCATCGAGCTACTTTATCGTTGTCTACTCCTGGTATTTCAAAGTCTATTGCCTGCCCTTTACAATGCTGGCTGTTAGAGCTTGATCCTATTGCAGCGTTTAATTCTTGGCATCGATACCCGCTATTAAGAGTGAACGGTATTCCGTAATGCACTCTAACTGGCTCTATCACATTCTCTAAAACTCGCTTTAAATTCTCCAACTCTTCGCCAGTAGCTGTATTATCAATGCCTTGACGTTGTGCGGTTTCACTTCTACAGCATTCGTTTAAAGTAAAATGTTCACTTAACTTTTCACTCATTAGCTAATCTCCACTGTAATGTTACCGCTTGCAATTACTTGTACTGTACCAAGAGTTGCAGTAGCACTTAAACCAGAAGTTGACGGTGTAGAAAGATATTCCCAACGAGTACCTAGCCACACTTGAAGAACTTCTTGCGTTAAATTCCAGATTACTTCTCCTGTTGGAAACTGTAACTGATCTATTTCTTCATCGGTGTATTGAGGTGTTGCGTCAAAGTCAACCGCATCTAAGCTAAGTTCTAATATACGAACAAATCTATTGAACGTATTTACATCAACAAACTGATTTGTGTACGGTGAAACTAAAGGCAAACGCCCTTGTAATATTTTGCTCATCTTCTTCCGTTGGGACGAAGATCTAAACGAGTGCCACCGATTCTAAAGCCTACTCCTAATTGTACACCTTCAGAGGCGTCATCATCTGATTCAAAACGCACAACAGCCTGTCTTGCCCTGGCTCGCATATCTATTTTAGTGGTGCTTGCTGTAAACGAGCTAGTACTATCAGTTGTTAATGAGTCAGCGGGATAGTTGCGAGTTTTTAATACCGTATTGATTTGCTGACCAGACCCACCCGTCCCTGTAAATTTAACGTCTGGTATCATACGGCGTATGAATTGAAACTCTTCTCCTTCTCCTATATCAAAGTCACCTGATTCGATATATACGTTGGTCATTGGAGAACCGTCTGCATCATTACCAGTTTCATGGTCATAAATATAGTAGTTGCTGCTTGCTGCTCCCGCAGCTCTAGGATTATTTTCTATTCCCTCATCAATCCACGCCGTTCTATCTAGTTCTCCTATAGACCAAACATTATCTACATAATTAAAGGTGGCATAACGATTAGGTAAGTTAGAATCGCTAGAACTATAAAACCAACCTACCTCATTAAATTGACGATTTAAAAAAGCAAAAAACTGGAAATTTTGTTCTTCGTTAATATCATCAAAAACATAGCTATGTACTGAGCAAGGTACATTTTGAACAGAACCGTTATATACATAAAAACCTTTACGATCCATCCAGAAAACTCCAGCAGGCGAGTTAATGGCAGCATTTGGAGCAATAAGTCCAACCCCTTCGTTGATTAGATTTAATCCAAAAGTCAATGGAGCGCCTATAAATTGCAAGCTATATAACGAAGTATCTGTCCAGATGAGGACTTCTTGACGGGCTCTTAACCCACCTATTATCTGAGACCCTGAAGAAACTCTCAAAGACCCTGCTGTATTAGTGCTTTTAGGCTCCCATTCCAATATATTTTCTTGGTCACAAAAAGCAATAAGTAGTGGATCTACAACGCTTGTACGAGCCACTCCCGCTGAATCAATAGGATCTGCACCTAAAACAATAGCATGCCTATCTATGTCTGAAACAAGCACTTGAAGCCCTACGGTCGGGGGTAAATTAGCTCCAGAAAGATCTTCTAATGCTTTGGCTCTAGCTGAAACAGTATCTGAATTATCCCAATAAAAAATACCTCCAGCTCTTACGCAAGAAAGCATATCTTCACCAAAGTTATCAATTGACCACAACCGTAATTGGCTAGAAGCACTTAGCGCACTAACAGATCCAAAAGTTCCACTACCCCAAGTACCAGAACCCCAACCAGAACCTTGGACATAAGTATCAAGGCCAATGTTAATTTGATATGCACCAACTACACTACTTCCTCCATTGCCACTATCACTAGCATTAGCAGTGACCGTAGTTCCTGAAGTATCTTTCGCAGTAAACGTATAAGCGTTAGCTGAAGTAATCGCAAGAACTTCATATTCTTGATTAAGAACAGCAGCGGTTACATTACCACCTAAACTTGAAGCTCCGCTAAATGTAACAAAATCTCCCGCTACTGCCCCGTGGTTCGTATCTGTTGCTGTAATAGTAGAAGAACCATTACTGGCTGAAAAAGTAACATCTCCCGCGCTCGTGGTTAAACGAATAGGCGTTATATCGTAAAACGCATCGCCTTCTTGAAGGTACAATTTTAGGCGGGTGCCTATGCCTAAATATTTTGTGCCTTGCAAATTAACCCACGCATGAAGTTTACGCCCTGTTCCTAGATAAGTGTTAAGAGTGTTTTTAACCCAGCCACCTATTTTTTCTGGAAATCCCTTACGAAATCTAACAAGATTACCATCAAACCACTTGCCTTCAGCCGTATAAGCGGTTCCTTCTTTGTCGATACCTGGATTGAATAAAAACTTTTGTAATGGCATAACTCACTTCAATATCATTGTTATCCAACCAGCTAAAGCAGTAGTGATAACAGTTCCTATTACTAACCATGCTAACTTTTCCCAACGAGCAGCATGGGCGTTGCTTGCATTTTTTAGTTCTCTAAGTTCAATAGTACATTCTGCCCAACGCTCACCACACTCTTTTTCATGATGGGCTATACGTTCTAACGCTTCTAAAGCCAATGCTGTAGGTGTGGTTGGCTTAACAGCTTTAGGTGTTTTTGTATGTCGTTTTTTCGCTGGCATTTGCTGTCATCTTTACTGGCTTTACCTCTGCGCTGGATTGTTTTGCTTTGCCTATATTTAATGCTGCAATCTCCAGAATTTTATAAAGTCTGCCAATCAATGCATCGTCTTTGGGAGTATCTGTCAAACTGCATACAATGCTTGCGATACACACAATAGACGTTACAACAGTAATAATATTTGTAATGGCTTCCATTATTCTTGCTCCGTTGTTGCAGCCTCTAACTGTAGAGAATACCAATTGAATGCTGCCATACGAGTATCTAATTCTTTCTGATTAGAATTAATAACCTGGCTAATCTGAGCAACCTCTTCTCTTAAATCATTTAATCGAGCATTAAGTTGTTCAATATTCGGAGGAAGCTCAACAACCTCAGACTCTTCAACAATTTCTTCTTCTGGAGCCGTAACTGTAACTGTGTCAACTTCTTTAGTGCCTTGTTCCATCTTCCTCTACCTTCCAAACATTTAAATTAGCAGCGACAGTGCGCCGTTCACCTTCACCCTCAAAAGGGTAAACCATATGTGTCAGCCAACTAGGAAACATCAAGAACTTTCCGACTTCTGGCTTAATAACAAAACTTTGCGGAGGAGCTAACCGCTCTGTATCTAATAAACTATTACGGCCATAACTAAAAGCAAGGCAACCATCTGCATTGCCAGAAGAGTTATATAAACTATACTCTGCACTTCCCGCTGTAGGCTGGTCTAAGATTTGTTGCGGTACTTTTGTCCAGGTTGTGCAGGAGACTCCCATAATAGTTTTAGTACCATGATCATGTATGGGATTATAATCGCCAGCGTAAGAATGAACAGACCAAAGCTCATCAGTTAATACCTCTCTTTTACCTTTTAATGGATTGCCAGAATGAGCGCAGAACTGCTTGACGTAATCCATTGCCAAGCCCTGAATCGTCCAGTTAAAGTCTTTCAGTTCTTCGCAATGATGATCCATAGTTAATTGCTGGCCGTGGGCTATCTGCCCCACTAACGTACCCGCATGACTTTTGCGTTTTTCATCTACCATCAGCTTGTCAAGGTAATCGTTAAGCGTACCTACCATGCTTTCAGATAACTGCGCTTCCAACATAAAAACTGATGGCAGCGTATGAAATGTAAAGTGTTGGGGTTCCATTAACTGGGTATAACAAAGTCGTGGTTAACCACAGGTTCTTTTTTCGGATTAGTTATTACAGAGTCATATTGACTTTCAAATATTTTATCCCAATGTGCTATTGGGCAAAGATCTTCTAACTCTTTTCTAGTCCAGCTTTTTTCTGCTTTCGGGGTAAAATTGTTAACAGTAACCCCATCATCAGTCTCTGCGGCATCAATAGTAATGCTTCTGTCACTGGTATAGTAATCGGCCTCACCTTCTGTGCCTTGCTCGTATTTCATAACAAGACTCCAGCGCGTTACCTTCCCGCCTTCACTGAAGGGCTTAGCACTTGTTAAGGTTTTTTTCACTGCCATTTCTAGCCTCCTTTAAGTTTTTCGACTTCAGCCGAAAGTTCTTGAATTGCTTTAACTAAGATAGGAACAAATTTAGTATAT